TCAAAGGTGTACAATAACCCAGACTTAAGTAAAAGAAACGACTGTTATACAGTATCCTTTAAGAAAGTCAGGCCAAAGGGAGGGCTACGAAAGTAGTAACTTCCTTCAACCTGGTATGGTTTAGACAACCCATATCCCTATCAAGGGTGGCTGCGGCCCCTCCTCACGGGGGGAAACCGAAGATTAAATGTCCTTAAATTGATATGAAAATACAATTCAAGATTTCAAGATTCAAATTAAATTTGGATCCTAAAGCATTTAATGCCATGATAAGTGTAAAAGCTTGCAAACCATTATATTCACATATCCTTAGGATTGTGAAAGTAATGGTGGGGAACCTAACCGCTAACTGGGTAAAGCTGACAATAGTACTGATGCGTAGACAGTATCAAATCATACAGTCTCAAGGTCTTTACGGTTTAGTAAAGTACCAAAAGGATTGTTGTGTGATGATACAGCAAAGCATTGGTGGACACATTGAAAGCGATTTAACCTCTTTAGGTCCTAGAGTTTCTAGGACCAATGGGGGTCTTCCCCGAATTCTTCCTACCACTATACGATCAAGGATCAAGGCTGGCGACATTTTAGCAATAAAATGGTCTCTGACATTATTATCCCTATATAGGTGTATAATAATTAAGAGTGAGCCAAAATTGAAAACTATCTCTAGTGAGAGAAAGGGTTCGCTTCAAATGGAGAACAGGATCAAGGATTATATTCCTCACTTTTGGGCAGCTTTTGCTCCTAAAAGTCTTGGTTTAGAATCCCTTGAAGCACCTACTCCATTTCCCATGATGACTTCGTCTCCTAACTCAGAATCTGCTCTAGGTGAGTTATCAACTCATCCAGCATCAATTTTGAGGTCTCGATTAGCTCTGTGGAGATATCCACACCTAATCCAGGCGCTAGGGGCTATGAAGGACTTGTTACCTAAGTCTCCTGCTTTTGATAGCATTTGGCTATGGTCAACTAGGTACCTTCAAAGTGTAATGGGTTTTGCTTCAATATATTTTCCCAAAGGTAATACTGTTGAGTTTCATAAGATGTTTGACATTCTTATGAGACCCAGCAAATTAGGCTTTGTCGGAAAAATTGGTATGAAGCAAGAAGCGGCAGGGAAGGTGAGAATATTCGCTATGGTTGAT